CCCGGATTTGCTTCATCTAATTTAATACAGGCATACGGACCTTTAATAGCTTGCCACTTTTGCGCATGTCTTTCGGGTTCATAAGGGTGTAGGGCTGATAAAGCCAAGCCTTCTTCCTCGCCGTCTTCACAATACTTGGCTATGCTTAGTATGCCACGCCACAACGGCTCCATGCCATCTTGACTTGCGTGCTCACGATAATAATTAATCTGACCGCACTTGTCCCCAATATTAGACATCAATGTAAAACTATTTTCTATTAACGTAACGCTGTTGGCGTTGGGTATTGCTTTCGGACGTTTGCCTGCTAACTGCAATGCGGGTAAACCCTCATATGCTGAGCCGTTCATCTTTTCTTTAAGTGCACCGGCTATGGTTTCAAAGTTAAAAGTCTTTGGCGAAGACTCAATCATAATCTTAACTTTGCGTGGCTTAGCTTGTTTGTAGTTGCTAGTATCAGGTACACGTAGAATACGTGAGGCATCGCCTGTAACCATAGCGTCAATCTTAAGTCCTTGCTTAACGCACAAACGCTTTAGATTCTCAGCAACAGGTTTCCAAACAGCTATATCAACTTCTTCGGTAAAAGCCCAATACACATGCAAGCCCCCACCACTAGATATAACCCAAGGTGTACCTAACTCTGCCAAAGCCGTTGTGGAGAGAAACGTATCCAAAGCATCTGCCGCTTCTGCCTTAGTTGCGTAGCCTTTACCATCCCCACAGTCAATGTCCAAGAACAAAGACTTAATCTTTAGGGCGTTCTCGGTTAAGCGTTTGCCCTTGTCGTTGAACGTGGCTAGTGCGTAAAATGAGTTGTAACCTTTTGAATCAAACGCCATAGCGGCGTTATACAGCTCGTCAATCGTTTGCACGAAGACGTGTTCTTTTTTAGCTGTGCTAATTTCAACTGCGCAATACGCACCCGAAGTAGGTAGCACAGTCGCTAGGAATTCCTGCGACGTCATATGTACCCCTTGAGTTTAGTATTTTAGTTTGTCACTTAGCCGTTTAATTAGTTCTTTTTGGTAGTCTTCGTTTAGTCCGCCATTATTAACATACTCCTCAGCAAATCGCACAAGTTCTTTGTCTGAGAGGGTTCTTGGGTGTATTGCTGTTATCTGTTCGCTATGCATTTTCTCATCGCCTCTTCAACTGTACGGCTCGATTGTAGTATGTTCAACAAAGACTGCACGCTATTTCTGTATGCGGGCGTTACATCCGTTCCGCTAAACCAGTTGTATACCGTTTGCCTCGTTGCGCCTGTAAATTTTGCTATCTCAATAACTGGGAAGTTTAAACTAATTGCCCAACGTCCTAGCTGATTGCCTAGCGTTTTGGGTGCTACTTTTGTAGTCTGTTTTATTGTATCTGAATAAGCCATGATTTTCTCGTTAAGTTGTGGGTGGGGGTGTTCAGTACATTTCGTCTTTCTGCGTCAACTCGTCCCCCTTTCGGGGCACCCCCGTAACTATTTACTGATGATAATACGCAGCATATGGTACTTCAGAGTTATCCCTAGGCTTATGCATAAAAACCCTATACGATAACTCGCTTTCAGTTAAAAAAGCTGACGGGTTTTGCTCTTTAATAAACTTTATAGTTTCATCCAACAACTCGTTTGGTTTCCCAAACAGTGGATTATCCATGTGGTTTATCCTAGGGCTACGTGCAACCGATTTTAGCCTATCAATTTGCTCTTGCGTAAGCTTACTCATCATCCCACTCCGATACAGTAGCCGCTAAACTACCAGCTTTCTTTTGCGGAACTGCGTTAGCTTTTACAGCAGGCTTGCGTTTCTCAGGCTCGTCTACCTCAGCTTCTTCCTCAGCCATCGGCTTTAGTTTAGGTAAGTTAGGCTTTTTGCCCTCTAGCGCTAGCGGCTTCTCAGACTTTGAGAACGTAACGGTTACTGCGTTCTTGGCTTCTACCGACGCACCCTTGGCAACAGTAACCTCATACTCCTCATCTTCTAACCAACGTGCAGGTTGGAAGAATAGCTTGGGAACAGCCGCTTTAGTATCAAAACGTAGACGTGTAACTAGTGTCTCAGGATTAATGTTTTGAGCCGCTAGGTAACGAGCGTACGCCTGTAGCGGACGCTTGTCGCCTTCTTCTTTACCAAAGATTGACGTAGCCGCTAGAGTTAACTGCATAACATCACCCTCAATGTCATTGGCTAATACTACAGCAAGTCGTTGTGAAAACCGACAAGCCTTAGATTCGCCCTGACCAGACCCTTTTACATTCATCGGGCATGATGCGCAGTTGCTATGCTGTGGCTCATCAATTGATGCGTCGGGTGTATCACCATCGGCTGACCAACAATCAGGACTCTTAGTCTCGCCCTCAACGTACTGTGATGCGTAGAACATACGACTAATTTTTGGTGCCGCATTAACAATAACAACATCTAAATGGCGGTCGTCAATAGATGTAATTTCTTTACCATCTGACATTAGACGGAATACACCGCCCCTGATAGATATACGTTTACTACTGCCAGTGTTTATTCCACCCCCTGCAAGGCTCTTGGCTAGTGTTGATACTTCCCCTTTTTTAGCAAATGCTGGGGTTTTGGCAGGATTAAAGTTGGCTATTTCGCCCATTTGTAAAACTCCTTAGTTAGTTGGTTTACGTACCGTTACTGCATACTCCGACATAGAATTTAACCCCGCCGGTACACTTCCGGGGTTCTCTTCCAAAAACATAGACATGTTCTTCTGTGCAATCCGTTTCTCAAACAAGTCTAATGCATCATGCTCTATTACAAACTGCTTAAATGAATCCCAGTCGTTTGTGTAGTAGCGTGTTTTCTGTGACAAGATAATAGTGCCCTCGTCTGTTCTCACAGATGAAGTACCTAGCGCCATCATTTGGTCTTTCATGGCGTTCTTAATCTCGTCTTGTTTTGCTTTAAGTTCTTCAATCTGACTCTCATACTCTTTTGTCAAGTCTTGAACTTTGGTGTATATCTTGCGATACACCCTTGCTAGTTTATCTAGCGGTATCACTTCGTTTTCATCATTCATTATTTTAGGTTCCTTGTAAAATATTTTACATCATAAAAGACAGCAATACAGCAGAACATAGGGTTTTCCTTATAAATTAAGTTCTTCTTTATATAGGTTAAGCAAGAGATCATGCCCTTCAACACGTTTCTCTAAGCGGTCAAACATTTTCTTCTCTATGTCACTACCTTGTAAGTGTATCACAGTTACATTGGTCGATGTCTGACCAATCCTATCTGCTCTTGCGATACATTGCAAGTACGTCTCTACGGAGAACACCGGACCATAAAACACAACGGTGTCAGCCGCAGTTAATGTTACGCCATGTGATGCGGCTTGTGGCTGAATCACTAATACTTTTGGCGCATCTGTTGTTTGAAAGCGTTTAAATATATCCGTGCGTTTATTAACAGACACATCACCGTTTATAACTTCACAGGCGATGTTGTGTTTTAGCAAGTGCGTGTTAATGGTATCAATGCTATGCCTAAACGGTGCAAATATAATTACCTTACGGCTTGTTTCCTCTAATACTTCTTGCAAGACACTAAGCCTTGGTGCGCAATCAAACTCTACTACCTCATGGTTGTCTGAATAAGCCGCCCCTGCGCTTATCTGCAACAACTTACTTACTCCTGCGGCGGCATTGATAGCCGTAATTGTTTCGCCCGATGTCTGCACTAGCATGCGGTCTTTAAGCATCCTGTAGTACTTAATTTGTTGTGGTGTTAGCGGTACGTGTCTTGTCTCGGTTAACACAGGGGGCAGGTCTGTACATTCTTCTTTGGTATAACGTATGGCAGGCTGTAGCGCATCGTATACGTCCTGTTGCGCATTAGGTTTTGGTAGCCATTTAAACTTGGTTAGCTTGTTCATTACCTTGTCACGCCATGCAGTAGCAAACTTAGGCACACCTGTTGGGTTGACTAGCTTAGCCAAACCATAAGCATCTATGGGCGACTGAGCCGCAGGTGTTCCTGTCATCATCCACAACATAGTATCAGGCTTTAGCACCTTATTAAGAGACTTCCAACGATGTGTTGTGTTGTTCTTGTAAGCGTTAGCTTCGTCGACAATAACTAAATCAAACCGACCATCGTTGGCTACTTCGTTTGCTACTAGGTTTAAGCCATCGTAGTTAATAATAACAAACTCGTAGTCGCCTTGAATCATTTCAATACGTCGTGCTGCTTTGGAATGGTGCGCCGCAACAGCCGACCTATGAATGATGCTTTTACTAATACTACTCATCCAAGCGTCGTGCATGATGGACAGAGGACACAGGATAAGGCAACGTCTTACTTGCTTTAGCTTCATTAAATAGTCAGCCGCCCATAACGCTGAGAATGTTTTACCAGTCCCCGGGTCATTAAAAACAAAGGCTCTGCGGTTCATTGTCAAGAAACATGACGTATCAATCTGATGTGCAAAGGGTTTAAAGCGTCCGGGCCAATTGTATTGCTTAGTAATGGGCGATGGTACGTTCTTAACCCCTAGGTTGCGTAGCACCCTCGCTTCGTCAAGACCCCAGTAAACGGCTACGTCATATCCACCATCCATGCGCTCAACAATCTTGTGCCTTGGGATGATTTTGTATTTGCTCGGGTCTCTTGTACGCAGTACAAGCGCCTTGTTGTCAATTATTTGCATTTTTAAACCTTTATAATTTTATCTACTATGGCTTTCATTTGTTCAACACCGCTAACATTAATACGAGGGAGTTGTTCAAGTAAGTTTGCGTATTCTATACACGCAAGATGGTATAGCTTTACTTCGTTGTAGTTGGCTTCGTTGGTGGTAATAGTGCGTATTCTGTTTTTCATACTGCTAAACGTATGCGCTAAGTCTTCTGCGTAATCGCCAATTAAACTTTTAACAAGTTTTCTTTCTACGTTAGAGTTGTGTGAGAAAAACTCTGTGCCGTAAATAGCATGGAATAAAGCCGCTACGCATACATCAACAGGCATGTTAAGTTTTTTTAATATGTCGTACGTTCCTATTAGGTGCTCCGCAAAGGTTGTTTTGCTATGCGTTACATTTTGCATAGTCTCTTGTATGAACTGCACACACGCATCTTCGTCAATCTCTTTACGTAGTGTTTTAAACGCTAGAATCTTTCTTAGTTTATGGCAAGCCCTACTAGGCGAACGTGCAACATGCGGTACTGAAGCATCGAAACATACAGACCTGTTTGTGTACGGCAGTGTTGCGTATGCTATTTCTTTTCTATCAAAGAAAATTGTTTCGCCTGCCCAATCAGTTTCCCATTCGTCGTTACAAAAAAGTAATACTGTTTCGGCTATTAACCCTTGCTTTTTATAACTTGCTAAGTTTTTATCTGATACGTCTACGTGTATGTACCCTTCTGTTCCGTATGTGTATGCGTTGAAATAGCACCTTAGCATACTGCGTTCCCCATAAACCATTTTCATTTTGTTCCAAACGGAATTTAAATTGCTTGAAATAAACTGTTTGTCGTACTGCAAGTCATTTTTTTCTTCTTCGTATTTTGTCGGTCCAGTTACTAATAAATTCCAATGCCCTTGGTCGTAGCTATGGTCTACGTTAGCCCTCCAACCATAGTTAAAGCTGTTGTATTTGCTAGCTAGCACCTCTAGTTCTAACGGCAACAAAACCCCATCACACGTTTTAATGGCTGAATTGACTACGTTAATAACGCTTGTCATTTCTCACTCGCTTTCTTCTAAAAGCCATTTAACCATAGCTTTTCTTGTTTTCATTTGCTCTTTAAATAGTTTTAACGCTTCAATTTCAGCCTGTTGTTGCCGTAACATAGTGGCGGCTTGTATCGTAAGTTCTATACGCACTAAATCTAATTTATCAGCCAGTTCATTTGCTGACGAACAACAACATTGACTAGGTATTCTGTGGCATTTGCTACAAAAAATATTTTGGTTCATTAATCAAGCGCCTC